GGTGCGGACGATGCCGACCACGACCTGCTGCGAGGTCGGGGTGGTGGCGCCGGCGACGACGCCGAGGGTGACGCGGCGGAGCTTGGCTCCGGCACCGGCTACCGGCCGCAGCCAGGCGAAGCCGGTGTCTACCGCAAGAGCAGCCGACGACTCGAGCTGCGAGGTGTAGCGGGCCATGGGTTGCTCACTTCCTAGTAGAAACCTGCGTACTGGCTGATTGCCATGGGGTTCTTGGTTGCGGTTGCTGCAGTGACGGGCGTCCCCATCAGGGTCGTGATGGTCGCCGCGTCGAGTGCCGCGTCGTAGTAGCGCAGGTCGTCGATGACGGTCTCTGTGCCGAGCCCGTCGAACACGCTGCTGCTGGTCGACGTCGTCTTCAGTGGCGCGGTCAGTGCGGAGCCGGTGCCGATCTCGCTGCCGTTGATGTACAGGTGAACCTTGGTTCCGTCGTACGTTCCGGCGACGTGGTAGAAAGTCCCGGCAGTCGGCTGCGTAGTGGATACGTTGCCGATCGTCCCGCCCGAGTTCCTGACCCTCGACTGGACAGCTCCGGACAGGAAAAGGATGCCGCGGTCACCGGAGCCGGCGTCCTTGAACTCCGCGAACCAGCCGTCCTGGCTGTTCGAGCTCCGGAAGACCCAGGCCATCACCGTGTAATTCAGGGTCTGCAGGCCGGTCAGGGATGGGCCGTTTGAGTCCGCCGCGGTCGTGGTCTGCGATAGGCCCTTGCTGGTGTGCCCTGACGCGGACCGGGATAGCGACCCGCCGAACGTGGTGTCCCTGCCGTTGCCGGACGCATCGAGGATGTCGCCTGAGGCCTCGTCGAAGTTGTATGCGTACAGGAGAGTCACTGTGCCCCCAGCATCAGTAGAACCCGGCGTACTGGCTCCGCGTCGCCGGAACCTTTACCGCTGCACCTCCACTGGCCGGCGCGAGGACGCCGAGGAACGCTTTCATGAACCCCGAGATCGTCGCCGTCGACGACACGTTCCCGGTCGAGCCGGACGCCACAGCATCCCGGGTATCGAGCGTGATGACGTCGATGTCGATGCGCTCGGTGTAGCTAGCACCAGGCGCCCAGGCGTTGCCACCAGAGAAGTCCGTCCAGAAGCCCACGGCATCACCGAGAGCGGCAGCGGGGCTGGTCGATACATTCAGCGTGGTGCCGATGACCGTGTTCTCAGCCGTACCGACCGTGCCGTCGAACGGATCGCCGGTGGTGGTTCGCCCAGACCACAGACCGGCTGCTGCAGCGCGGAACACGGACCCGGTCCAGCTGAACGTGTAGGTGCCTGTGTCTGCGGCGGAGAGCCGCTTCCAGAAGACGTACAGACTTCCTCGTGCAGTAGCCGAGGTGGACAGTGCAACCTTCTGGGTGAACCCCGGAGCGATGCCGGTGATCGCCGCGGTGTTCTCCTTGTAGATGCCGACGACCGCTATGTCCAGGTTCGCCGCACTGGCGGGAACGTTGATGACCGCGGTCGCGCCGCTTGCGCCGGCAAGACTGCTTGATGATCGGAACGCCATGGGAACTGCCTTACGTGAATCCCCAGGACGAACAGATGAAACCCCGTGCTAGTAGGTCAAGGCAGGTCGGAGTATCCAGCCTGCCGCAGGAGAGCCAGGAGGGCATCCACGGCCGCATCCTTCGTGCCGTAGGTACCGTTCGGGGCAATGGAAACCGATCCGCCGCTGGCCGATCCCTGGATGCCCCAGGTGGATCCGCTGCCGGACACCGAGATGGATTCGAGGTTCGCCATGTTCACCGCAGCGCCCTCGCCCCAGTCTTCATCCCAGATGTACACGCTGTTACGCCTCGCTTCATCCCTCGGTCTGGGTCGACTCCTTGCTGCGCCGGCCCTTCGGCACAGCCTGCTTCGCGTTGTCCTCACCTTCGGCAACAGCGGAGCGCTTTTCAGCGGCCTGCTGCTTCACGCCGAGGTCGGCAAGCTGGCGGTCGATCTGCTCCACCCGCCGGTCATTGCCGTAGGCGACACAGTTCTCACGCTCGGCCTGCAGGTGCGCGACCTGGGGCGCGATCTGGTACGGGAGGTCGTTACTCATGCGAACGTCCAAACGTCAGCGGTGTTGGTCACGTTGGTGTTGACGCTGTAGGTCAGCCGGACGAAACGCCACGGCTGGTCGACCTGCAGCAGCTTGTAGGCGGTGGTCGCGGTGGTGATCACGAACGTCGCCACCGCGACCGTCGTCGGTGTTGCGGAATCGGCGTACGGGATGTTGAACCAGTTCGTCCCGTCCGCCGATCCTTCGATCGCGTACGTGCAGGTCGGCGTCGCGCCGACGGTGGTGGTGATCTTCAGGAGCGCTGGCCCCCTCGCGCCACCACGGTCGGCGACGTTGGTCGACTGACCGTTGCCGGTCTGAGCCGAACTCAGGTTCGCCGAGTCCGGTGCGCCGAGCGGGGTGGCGTCGAGGATAGCCATCACTGCCTCCTAGAAGACCGGGGTGATGAGGCCGGTACCGGTGACCTCTTGGTGGCTGTTCGAGTACCGCCGCAGCGAGTAGGCGAAGTAGCCGTAGAGAACCAGCAGGACACCGAGCTGCGCTGCGGCCGGCTGCTCAGCGCGGATGAACTGCGGCGCGTTCGGGTCCTCCCACAGGAACGACTCCTCGGACGGGGCCACGACGACCGAGTCCTCATTGGTGCCCGCGCCGAGGTTGACCGGCATGTTGTTGTCGGTGATGACGGCCATGCCGTTCGGCAGGATGCCACGGAACCCGGAGCCGTACCGCTCGGCGAGACTGACGCCGCCAGCCTGGGTCGGGATCCCCTGGTTGGCGATCAGCGGCCAGGTCTGCGTCATCTGCGAAGACAGCCAGTACCAGCGCCGCGAGTGCATGACGACCAGATCGGGGTTGGCCTGTCCGAGAAGCGCGGCCTCCGAACCAGACGCGGCAGCGAGGATCTTCGGGTAGAGCTCGGCGCCGGTCGGGGACGCGTCGGTGTAGGCGACATCGGTGGCCACCGCAAGCAGGCCGCTCGTGGCCTGGTTGATGATCGTCGAGTCGAGCGTGGTGGCGTACCTGCGCTGCAGGTCCATCATCACGACATCCTCGATGCCGGTTCCACGGTCGAGGGCCTGCCGCGACAGCAACTGCTGTCCGGCCGCGGTCTGCACGTTCTCGGTGAGCAGCGTGTCGTCAATGCTGGTCGCCGAGACGGCGGCGAGTTCCGTCGCCTGCAGCGCAGTCGAGGTCGCGGTCGTGATCCGGGAGATGTTGACGGTCATGCCGCTCGCCGGCAGGGGCAGCTTCGTCATGGCGTCAGCGAACGGACGCCGGGCGGCTACCGCCGGGGCGTACATGTCCGTCAGGTACTGCGGCACCACGAGACCAGAGAACGCGCCCGTGTTGGCATCACCGGCGGCACGGGTCAGGTACTGGCCGCGCTCGACCCGCTCCTCCTGCATGTGCCGCATCAGCCGCTGCTCGGACTCCAAGTCGCGGTACAGGTGCTGGTTGACGATGTCGCGGATGAAGGAGCCACCGCCGTGCGTGTTGCCCTTGTGGTAGGTGCGCTCCTCGGACCCGATCCGCGCAACCCGGTCATAGGCCGGCTTCACGGCCTCGGACTTCGGGTCACCGGAACGCTCGGCGAGGGCGCGGTCGTTCTGGTCCTCACGGTCCTTCGCGGTCCGCAGCTGCTTCAGGTTCGACTCCGCGCCGGCCAGATCGGCCTCGGCGCGCGTGTGAGTCTCCATCGCCGACTGGACCGAGGCATCCTCGTCCTCGGTCAGCCTGGTGCGACCGTCACGCTGGGCCTTCTCGTGGATGAACCGCACCTCGGCGAGCGCCTTGTCGCGCCGCTTCACTTCCTGGTCCCGGGCGATCTCCGCCGACAGGATCAGTTCATCGAAAGTCTTTGCCATTTCATTGCGCCTTTCCAGGGCAGGGGTGAATGCTTTGCCTGCTCTGCGGTCCAGTCCGGCGCGCTACCGATGTGCCTGTCGGCTTGCGTCCTTCTCAGCGTCTACCGATGTGCCTGTCGGCTTGACGTCCGCTAAGCGATGTTGCGGGTAGCTACCGATGTGCTTGTCGGCTTGCTACCGGTTGTCCTCAGCGGCGGCGAGCCACGCACCGAGTGCGAGCGTGGAACGGCCGGTGAGGTCTTCCCGAACTGCCGGGGTCGGCGGCTCAGGGTCCGACGCAACGATCGGCGTCGAGTCTTCGGGGCCCGCGAGGCGGGCGATGGCGGCGCGCTTCGCGCCGGCCGGGAGGTGCACGAGCTCGTCGAGGATCTCCCGCGAGCGGGCGGCGATCGACGTGTACGGGTTCGCCCCATAGTTCACCGCCGACACGTCCCCGCGGTTGATGTCGAGCTTGGTGATCTTGAACTGGGAGAAGTCCTCACTCCACCAGCCCTCCTCGAGCATGAACGCGAACGACATCTCGTCGATGACGCGGTCCTCGACCGCGATGACGAGATCCTTCACGTCCTGCCGCTTCGGGTTCAGCCACGCGTCCGACTGCAGCCCCATGCCGGTCAGCGCAAGCGACAGGGTGTCATTGGTGGTGCGCGCCAGGCTCAGCCCGCGGTGGTTGATCAGGAACGCCACATCCGGGTTCGCGGCCAGCGTCTCCGAGAACGCGCTCGCGGCAACGACCTCCTCATAGGGACCGAAGTCGTCGTACATGTCGTACGGGACGTCAGTCACCGAGGCGACGCCGCTCAGGTGGTACATCTCCTGACCGTTGCGCTCCTCGAGCTTCGCGCGGAGTTGAGCCGACGCGGGCAGCGAACGGGCGCGCCCACACGGGGATGCCACGGTGATCCCGGCCGATGGGGCGCTGCGGTAGTAGTTCGCCTGCGCAGCGCCGGCAGCGCGCGCCACGGCGGCGGCTTTCCGCTCCTCAGCGGCGCGTTCCATAGCTACGGTCATTGCGGTACTCCAGTCGGCTGGGTGCTTGGCGGTGCTGCCTTTGTCGGGCCGAACAGCGACGTGAACTCCGCGAGCTGGTCCGGGGTGAACGGCGGCAGGTTGTCCAACTCGCGCGCCTCGGACGGGGCAAGGACACGGGCGTCGATCTTCGTCTTGATGACGGTGGCGCGGGTCTGATCGTCCATCCGCAGCAATGCGGACGTGTTGAGCTTCACGTACCGCGGTGCGGGCAGCATCTTCGACAGCGACCGCTCGCGCCGGTAGATCGCCGGACCCAAGTGCATGATCAGGAACTGCAGGTTCCGTTGCGTGATGTTCGCGTAAGTGATCGAACCTGTGGACACGGCCGCGTCGATCAGGTCACCGGGTGCGCCGAAGAAGCGGGCGATGTCCCCGATGCCGTACTTCTGCGCCTCGAGCCACTCCGCGCCCACGGCCTCGGCCTGGTACGGGCTGTACTCCCAGTCCGACCCGGACACGAAGACGTCGTTGTTCTCGACCGAAGCCTTGAAGCGAGACTTGACGACTTGCGCAGCGCCTTCGTCGATCGTCGGCAGCAGGGTGTTCTTCAGGTGGCCCTTCGGGACGCCACCAGTGCCGAACCAGTCGAGTGCGAACTGCTGCGCGCTCTGGTACTGGCCGATCGACCATGCGGCGTATGCCACCGGCGACAGGCCGAACGGAAGCCCGCTGATCGTGAACTGCCGCTCATGCCACACCTGCTCTGCCGGGTACTCCTTGCCGGCGATCCGGTACAACACGACGCCCTTCCTCACGATCACCGTGCACTCATTCAGAGGCATCAGGTCAATCCGCTGCGGGAGGTTCGCGGCGTTGCGTTCCGTGATGAGACCGAAGGTGTTCCCACCCCGGTCCAGGTCCACCTGGGTGGAGTACATCCACTCGCAGATATCGACCCGTTCACCGCCCGGGTTCACCAGGATCGGCGGCTTCGACATCTCGATCTGAATGTCACCGACCCGCCTGTAGACGTCGACCGGCATCGTCGACACCAGATCGCCCCGCAGGCGAAGACACGCCCACACCGCCGAGTGACGCATCGCCGTGTCGCTGTTCACCACCACAGTGCCCGAGGTTCGGGAGTGCTGGCGCTGCGGAATCAGATCCTGCGCGCCGGTGATGCCATAGAAACGCTTGAACAGGCTCACCGCTTGTCACCGCGCTTCGGTTGCATCAAGGTGGCTGCGGTCAATGACCCTGCGAGCACGATCCCACCCGCTACCGCGAGGCAAGCCCAGCCGATCCACCGGTATGTCAGCGCCGCTACACCGAAGGCGACCAGCAATAGTCCAAGTGCATCGAGAGCGGTGGTGAGGTGCTCGCGCATCAAACCCTCCTCACCAGACGGATTGCAATGGGTCGTACGAGAAGCCGAGCAGGTAGTCGGCGATGACAGCACCTTCCAGTTGGGACACGTCGGCAGCGGAG